ACCGGCAAAGATTGGTTCGTCTGGATCGTAAAAAAGTAATGAAAAACATCTCCAATATCCTTATCGACTTTGACGGCTGCTTAACCACTGGTAAACTAACCATTACCAGCGACGGGAAAGAGCTGTTCAGGGAAGTGCATACAAGAGATTCTAGGGCTATCCGTGAACTTGTCGCTAAAGGTTACCACGTAGTAATCGTAACGGCCTCTAAATCTGAGATAATACGCCATTACGCCAATAAGCTAGGCTGTGAGGTTATTGTCATGCGGGACAAGTCAAAACACGGCTTTACGGACTACGCAGCGATAGGTGATGATAGCTGGGATATTCCCATGCTGGAATCAGCAGAACTAAAATTTTGCCCTAACGATGCGTTTTATCAGGTTAAAATGATACCCGGTATCAAAATATTAAAAACAAAAGGCGGTCATGGTGTCATGGCTGAAGTAAATGAGTATTTATGAAAGTATGGATTATTTACAAGTATTACATTTTTGATTGCACTGCTGATATATACGGCGTGTATACTGATTATGAGAAAGCTAAATCAGAACTCGATTCAGCTAGCGACATGGTTATAAAAGAAATTGAAATTAATAAATTCGGACTAATAGACTTTAAATGAAAATCTTCCTAACAATACCATCATGGACAACGCCACACGGCGGCCTGCGTGTTATTATGGAATGGGCTAACCGTTTAACAAAGTGGCATGAAGTGTATCTGTACAACTTAAAGCCTGAACGCCCTTGCGATTGGTTTGAAATAAAGCCTGAAGTTAAGATATGCGACATACAGGCGTTATGGGAATGCGACTGCGTTATATTCACAAGCCCGCATGACGTTCACCTGTTCGACATGGTTTTGCCGCATCAGAAAGAATTTACGTTCATGCAAATGATGGAGCACCTATTCCAGCCTACAATCCCGGCTTGGTTAAGCGATTGCAAAAAGTTCTACACTTCGCCTTATCCCATGTTTTCTATATCTGAGTGGAATATGGATTGGATGCAAAACAAGTTTGGCCGTACTGGTGAACTGATATACATAGGCGACGGCGTAAATTTTGACGACTTCCCGATTGAACACACAGAAAAAGACGGTACAACGGTATTAATCGAGGGCTGGCAAGCAGGAAACCCATCAAAAGACCGGGATAATATCACACATGAAGTCGCAGCCTGGCTACAGAAAGACGGGTACAAAATAGTAGCTTACGGAGCAGTTAGGAACGTGACCGATAGAAGGGTTTTATTTGATTACCATTGCAAGCCGTCTATTAAGCTGCTGAATCAACTTTACTCACAGGCAACGATACTTGTTAAGGCTACGCTGTACGATGCAAGGGCGTGCGCTCCAATGGAAGCGATGTGTAAAGGAACTGTAACGGCAAGGGCTATCATGCACGGCGATGATGACCTGATACACGGCGAAAACTGCCTTAAATGCGGGTATGACAAGGACCATCTTTACCGTAACGCAAAAGAACTCTTAACCAATCACGAACTAAGAAAGCGTCTTGCAAATAACTGCATCGAATACGTCCGTAAATATAACTGGGAATATTGGATGGAAGTAATTAATAACAGGGTAATTGACTAACACCCGTATCATAAAACCACAGGAAGGATTTCAGCAGGCGTTTTTAAGCAACCCTGCCGATATTGTTATTGGCGGTAGCGCAGCGGGAGTAGGTAAGACGTTTGCTTTACTTGCTGATCCTTTGCGTGGCGTTCACGTTCCGGGGTTTTCAGCGGTTATCTTTAGGCGTACAACTCCACAGATCAGAAACGCAGGCGGTTTATGGGATACAAGTTTTGAGATATACCCGCATGCTAAAGGTGAATCAAAAGATCAGGCTTTGTCATGGGTATTCCCAACAGGCGCAAAGGTTTCGTTTCGTCATCTTGAACACGAAAGCAATATTTACGATTGGCAGGGTTCACAGATACCGTTTATAGGTTTTGACGAGGTTACGCACTTTACCGAAAAGATGTTTTGGTATATGATCAGCCGTAACCGTTCGACTTGCGGTGTAAGACCCTGGATTCGGGCAACGTGTAATCCTGAGCCAGATAGTTGGGTGCATCATCTTGTTTCGTGGTGGATAGATGATAACGGTTATCCGATTGCTGAACGTGAAGGACAGATAAGATATTTCACAAGGTACAAAGGCGACTACATCTGGGGCGACAGCTACGATGAGGTAAAAGAAAAGGCCAGTTTCTTTTTGGAAGAAATCATTAAGAACAGCGAAGGGGCTATAACTTACGAGGATTCGATAAAATCACTTTCCTTTATTTCAGGTTCGATTTACGACAACAAAGCACTACTAAGCAAAGACCCTTCCTATATTTCTAATCTGCTCGCTCAGGACGAGGAAGAAAAATCCCGTCTGTTCGATTCGTGCTGGAAAGCGGTTGCAAGCGATGATGATATTTACAACTATCATTCATTCTTAGGCGCATTCGACAACGTCCGGGAAGTAGAAAGAAAAGGCAAGTACATAACTGCTGACATCGCTATGAAAGGCAGTAATAAATTTGTGGTTATGTATTGGGAAGGATGGGAGCTTTCCGACATCTGTATCATGGATAAATCCGACGGCAAGGACGTTATAAATAAAATTTCTGACTTTGCCAAAAAATATTCCGTAAGTAATATGTATATTTGCTACGATGCCGATGGTGTAGGTGGTTTCGTAGACGGTTTTATCCGGGGATCAATACCGTTTAACGGCGGATCTCAGGCTATTCAGGTAAGGGATTTAACCAGCGGGCAGAAGATCAAAGAGAACTATTTTAACCTGAAAACACAGTGCTATTACAGATCAGGCGACCGTGTTAACAGGGGTGAAATAAAAATAAGTGAGCGTGTTGCTAATACCATGTATGACAACACAATGACTGTACGACAACGCTTTTTGCATGAACGCAAAGCAATTAAGCGTGATAAAATGGACAACGACGGCAAACTGAGAATTATACCGAAAGAGGAAATGAAAGCAAAGCTAAACGGCGAAAGCCCCGATCTCATGGACGCGTTCATGATGCGGGAAACTTTCGATTTAAAACCGGCTAACACTTTCCTCTATGTCAATAATTGATAGGCTATTATCAAAAACGAAGGTTTACAGAGATTTACAAACAACTGTAAAATCCTTATCTACACTTTCCAATATCGTATATTACAACTCAGGCACAGGCATGCTGCCTAACTGGCGACAGCACAAAGAAACTGATCTATACTGCAAGATGGACGACCTGTATAGTATTGTTTCGTTAGTGTTTGAAACCGCTGCTACTATCCCGCTTTACGGATATAGCGTTGAGGATGAAAGAGCCATGAAGTCGTACGCAAGGAAAGGTCAACTGTCTATACATGGTAATGTGTACAGAACGAAGGCAATGCAGGATTTGCCGGAATCAGATCCCCTGGCTAAGTTCTTGGAATCAATGACCTATGAAGAACTTATCAGGCACTACGCAACAGAATGTATTTATGGTGAGGATATTTGCTTTATTGAAACAATAGACATCGGCCCGAATAGAGGCAATGTGAAATTATGGCCGCTTGATCCTTATTTCGTGACTGTTTACGTATCCGAAACGTTCCCGCAAACAATCATTAAGTACAGGTACAGCGACGGTAAATTTGATATTGATTTTAAGCCTGAAGATATATTTCACTCAAAGAATCACAATCCCGCAAATAAGTGGCGTGGCCTAGCCCCATTCACGCCGTTAGCAAAGATTATTGACCGTAACGATGCCGGTAAATCTGCCTCAGTGGCACAGCTACAAAATGGCGGCGTTTCAGGTGTTTTGTTTATGGAGAACGCTACGGCTGATCCTGTAACAGACGGCAAGTTTAAAGACGATTACGCTGCATTTGTAGCGAATAGGGATAATACAGGTTCGCCTTACATGACCAGCTTTAAAGTTGGCTATATTCCTTTAGGATTGAAGCTGGCAGACATGGAAGTGGCGCAACTTGCAGAGGTTGATTTTATTAAGATGGCAAACGTATTTAAAGTACCTGTTCAGTTGC